AGTAGCGTTGACCAATCAACATCGCCAACTATCTCCGCCTTCTTGCTTATGCGAATGTTTTTCGTATGGTCGTTGCTTAATGTTGTTGTGGTCATTGCATCGGTGAAGTGCGCCATTATATCGGCAACAGTTCCTGCGCCACTATTCGCAAGTGCTGCCTTAGCTTCGGCGGCAATCTTTGCATCTGCCTCAGCCTTGATGCGCTCAAGCTCGTTGGAGTATTGCACCATCAGCACCTTGCGGCTATCAATGAAATCTCTTAGCGGCTGCGTTGCTGCTTTTTCGATGTCCATTAGCTGCTTCTTGTAAGCATCAAGCGGCAAGGTGATTGTCTTGCGGTGCGTCTCAATGTGCTTTATTGCATCGTTAGCTGCCTTTATTGATTCTGCGCTAACATCATAGCTGAACTTGTCTTCGATTTTTGAGGGCACTGCCTTCATCATCTGCTGCGACTTAAGCACTTCGGCTGAATTTATCGCGTTGTGGAATTGAGTTAAATTTTCTATATTTGTCTCCATAACTGTTTAAGAGGGGTTAAATTAGTTTTGATTAGGTTAAGAGGGGAGCGCATTTTGCGCTCCCTTTTTATTTTAGAATGGTGCGCTATCATCATCAGCAAGCCAAGCACTTTCAACTGGTGCTCCAACATTCGGAGTAAATGGCTGACTTATGCGCTTAATGTACTCATCTGAAATCTTGATTTTATCGCGGATAAACTCAGGCAGTTTTAAGAATGCCACCTCATCGTGATCCTCAGTGTTATAAACCAATGGCTCATTAAATGCAGCAGGACAAGCCAACCCTTTCGGCAGCGGCGATATTCCAATGATGTTCGCGTAAGTTGCATCGCCTTTAGTAACGTGGGTAATGTTTAGCATACAAGCCTTGCCAAGTAAGGTGAAGATGTCGAATGTAGAAGCGAAGTCATCAGCCATCTTCTTGCCTGCCCAAGACTCGATGTCTCTGCGGAGCACTGACTTGCTATTCATTGATAGGTTGTAGATGCTGCGAGCGTAGAACGGCTTAGGTCCTTCGCCTTTTTCAAATTCGTGCAGCTCTGTTGGCAGCTCGAAGATAAATTGAACTTTGCGTTTCTTGCCGGGAAACTGCCCGGTCTGCATTGTTGTTCCTAAGTCAACAATTTGGTAACATCTTGCAGGATATGCACCCTCAGGTGCTATCGCTCGGGAGGTGTTATTCCCTACTGGTGCTGTTAAAGCCATAGTTATATAGATTGATTTGAAATTACAATTGAATCGAAGGCTATCATTGCCTCTTGAAAAACTTTGCGGTACTTGTGATGAAACTCCGCTTTGCTTGATGAGAAGTACAAGCGATTGCAGTAAGGGATATCTTGTATCTCCTCTTTGCTGAACTGCCTTGCAACAGTAACGGCATCAAGGTCGCATCTTTGGAAGATGCCCTGCTTGCAGCCATCATCGACAATGCAAAGTAGTAAGTTTTGGATGTGGTCGTACTGCCAAAATTGAGTACCATCGTGCGATTTAAAATATGTTTTCATAGGGTTTGAGTATAGTGGGCGGTAGTGAGCCGCCCTGATTAGTGATTAAGAAAATATGATTTGAATTGTTTCTACATATTGACAATTAGAAGGTGCGCAAGTATTATGAGCAACAATTTTGCTTGATGAATTTTTGCAATTATACAAATCAGCTAATTGTTTACCTATTTTACTTTTAAAAGTAGCTGTTAAAACTGATGCGTTTAATTCAGAAACTATACGATTAGAATTTTCTGAAGGCTTAAAGGAGTTAAATAATCTCATAATGATTTAGTGAGTGAGTAAATGTTTGATTGAATAATTATAGGGCAAATGTAAAACTATATTTTAATTATGCAATACACTAACTAAAATAAATGCAAAATAATTTTATCTCGCAATGCAAGTGCTTGATTATCAGCGTAATTATTTTGCAGCTCTGCTAACTCCGAAGCCGATTAAAGCTCCAACTCCTACCTTGAAAGCAGTTGTTTGATACCACTTTTTCTCTTGCTTGATGTAGATGTTTTCCATTCCAGTAATCTGCACATTGGGATTGTCGATGCGCATTCTTACTACTTTATCCTTACGCTTGAATAGCCCTTTTCGAATGGTGTCACCAACGGCATAAGTAAAGTCGGCATTCATAACCAGTGAATCAATTCGCAGGTTCCCTTTGTTGGTTAGCTCGCCACCTATCACCCAGTACTTATCCGCCTTGTAGAACTTAAGTGGTAAGCGAAGGTGCGGAGTTCTATCGATTATCACTGTATCGCCAACCTTGAACTCGGTTTTAACTACTGTGCGAGTTTTGAACTTAACGACCTCAACGGGATTTTCCAACTTTAGCTCAAGCTGCGCTATCTGCCTTGCCTGCATCGCCTCCTTAGAGTCAAACTCGGCAATCACTTTTTTTTGCGTTGCAATGACTGTGCTATCCTCGAATCGCGTTGAGGTGAACTCGTGGGTGCAATCTTGTGAGCACTGCCTAATTAAGAGCAGCAGCAGTATAAGGGAGATTGCCAGTAGTGGCTTGTTCAAATCCATCTTTTATAAGTTTAAAAAGTTTCTTTTTGCTTTGCGCCAGTACTCGCTTGTTTTTAACTTCCGCCTCTAAGATATTTAATGCCACGCAAACGGGCATAAACTTCTCAACAACGTGCAGCGATAGCTTCTCCTCAATTGTCATATCTCGCGAGCTGCTTTGTTTATTAGTTGACGCATTGCCTCATCGAGCTTATCAACGCAGGCATCGACCATCTCGAGCAGGGCAATCTTCTCATCATCAACATTGGTATCTCGTAGCATTTTAGTAAGTGGTTTAATATTTACAAATGGCTGCCTTAATTCGTGCGATAATATAAAGCGAAACTCCTCAAGCAATGCTCTCTGCCTTTCATATTCGTGCGCAGTGATACTGGTAACATCTACGAGCTGCACCCCTAAAAAGGTAATTCGGTCACCGATTGCAAAGCAGTTCCATACATTGTAACGCTCGGATAAGTTCTTATGTTTTGTGCGAGCATAAACTCTTGAAGGCTCAGGAGATTGCTTGATGGCTTTTTTTATCGCCGCAATTAGGTCCTCGCGGTCTGCATCAATAGTAACGATGTCGGTTATCTTCTTAGGTTGGATGTGGCTAACGTAGCTTTTAAATAAGCTATTGCTTGTTATTATGTTGCCGCTTAAGTCTGTTACAACATAAAACAAATCCAAGTTATTCTCTAAGATGTATAAGAGAGACATCTGCGCAAATCAGAATAAAGTTTCCCCCAAGAAGCAAGCGAGTTGTAAAGCCAGTAAGCGGTAAGCAGGATCGTAAAACTAAATAGCATCCCCATAACTGGCGCATCAATGTTGTGGTCACAATTTACCACTGTCTTTGGCTTAATCTCGATGCGCTGATATGGCGCAGGATGAATTAGATATGGTGAGCTTGTTGGTGTGATTGAATCTCCAGAGTATTTTTTTTCCATAAATATAAAAATATCAGGAATTATGTAATCTTCCTTTCGTGCAAAGATAGCAATATTATGAATCGGCTCGCTGCGATTTACAACTTGATAATGCGTATGCCTGATGCAGCCTTTACCAACAAGGCACGACTTACTTAATGTAACTATGGTATCCTTCTCACTCATTGGTTGTAGCTTTTGGAACATACCCCATTGCAATCATAGCAGCAACGATAGCGGCAAGAGTTTCAACTGTTATCTGCTTAAAGATAAGCAGAAACACACTGGTAAGAACAACGAGCGAACCTATTGTTGACCGCCAGTGTTTTACAATTATATCGATTGCTTGCCTAAACTTGCTGACTTTTCGCCTCATAGTTATTATACGCTATGAGTGAAATAAAGTTCTGCTTCAAGCCGCCTGCGAGTAACAAGCCCATTGCTTTTCTTACCTCCTGCATTTACCCATTTGCCAAACTCCGCAGCTATTGCAGTGTCGTTTGGATTCGCTTTTACCTTCTTTAATAAAGTTGATTTAGCCAATGCAGCAGTGCCAAGATTAAAAGCAAAACTAACCAACGCATCAAACTGATTTTGTGAGACCACTGTGCCGTTGAGTAGTGCCGCAACATTTTGCTCAAAGCTGCGCACTGTATGTTGTAGAAGTTTCTCAGCATCTTCCTGCGTGATTTTATCGCCCATCTTAACCTTGACACCATTCGAGTAGTAAGTGCTTCCATAGCCTATCGTTGGCACTCCTGCGCTGCAAAGGTAAGCACTGAGCTTCAAGCCTTCAAATTGCTTAATTAAACTTAGCCCCTTGTTAGTCAATCTCATACTGGAAAATAGCATAAAAATCAACTGTACTTATGTCTGTTGTTAAATCGGAGCAAAATTGTATTCTAAAATTAGCAACAAATCCAGTGACAATATTATCTAAAGCAGATATTGAAGCTACACCAATAGAATTATTAGTTGATGGAGCAAATGGATAATCGAAACTAAAATAACCACATATAGCAGCACTAAAATCTAAATCAACAGTACCAGTAATTGTGCAATTTACTATATTTCCAACCTTTGAATATTGCGCTTTTACTAATACTGGATTTGAACAAGCCCCATCTACGCCATCAAGTGTCGGAGTCCACGTTCCGCTCTCAACAACATTGCCAAGTTCAATCTTTTTGGTTGTTCCTGCGGGCGATTGCGAGGTGTCGGATACATCAACGATGCAAAGGTAGTCTGCGCTTTCTGCTACTGAGAGAGCGGTTAAGTCGGTTATTTTTATACCTGCCATAAGTCGGGTGGTGTTATTGGTTTATAAGGAATCAAA